AGAGACACTCTAAGATCAGAGAATTGTACTATCTGTGGTAACAGTTCTGCCTTTGATGGAAAGCAATGTCAGGTCTGCGGTTATGTTGCTCCTCCGAAGGAGTTCGGAGATCCTAATACAGATATCGCCAGGTCTAATGATCTTAGAAAGCAGATCCTTGATGGTGATGAAGCTGATCCTATGCAAAATCAGGAGATGGGTAATCAGCAAGGAGATCCTGGAGAGGTGGATCAACAACAGGATGATGCAGACGCCGGTCTGGATACCTCTCTTGGACAACTGACATGTAATAACTGTGGAACTGGAGTTACTCCAGCAGCGCCCGTTTCTGAAGGTGGAGAGCCACCATATCCTGCTGATGGTGATGTGTGTCCTGTATGTAAGCAAGGTCAACTCATGTCTGAAGCCGATGAGGCCCCCGAAGATGAAGAGGACCCTAATCAGCCTCCAGAATCAGAAGAAACTCCCGAAGAGGGTGCTCCAGAAGAAGAGCCTGATGATGACGAAGAAGATGATATACCGCCAAAGAAAAAGGATAGAAAGTAGTGACTGATCTTTACGCCTACGATGCCGCCTTCGCACCCGATCTGAATGCGATAAAGGCTAATGGTGGCGTGGCGGTGAACTGTTACATCGCTGGTCAATATGCAGTAGATGCTCAATGGGTAAACAAAATAAGGGCAACGGGCCTAGCTCCTTGGCCTAACTATGAGGTTGCTCTTTGGGAGTTGGTAAGTAATCGGGCTACGGGAAGAGCGGCAGCAACGAGAGCTATAGCTGCTGCGAAGGCTTGTGGTTTTCCTTCTAATGGAAGTATTTATTTCCCCTTCTCTGTCGATGTCAATGTTTCCCCAAGCCAATATTCCAGTGTCGGTGAGGCTTTCAAGGGAATCAATGATGTCAACAAAGGGCAGTATTTAATTGCCTGTTACGGACAGGGTGGGCTGATTGATTACCTTCACAATCAAGGATTAACACAGGGTAAAGGTTGGCTTTCAGCCTCATCCAGTTTTCCGGGATGGAATCCTGATTCTTCCAATGTCTGCCTAGTTCAGGGGCATCGAAGAGTAACTGGTGGCTGGCAGTATCTACCCTCTCCCGTTGCGAACACAGACCAAAACACAATAACAGATATTAACGCACTTAGGGCCTGGTGGCCCAATTCTAGCCCATTTGTTCCAGGAGGAAATTTCATGGCCGGTTTAACAGATGCTCAACAGGTTGACCTATACAACCTAATCCGACGTATGAGCTTTGGATTAGATGATGGAGATCCCACAACCCCTTATGCGACAAGAGGAGAGATCACCAAGCGTCTAAGAAGTTTGGATGCCAACATCGATACCCAGCTTTCATTTGCCGTAAGTGCTGCGAATGCCGCTAAGTCATCAGCAGATACAGCAGTAACAACAGTAAAAACTATCAAGTCTACATCTTCAGCAGATGTCGCCGCAGCGGTTATTGCCGCACTGCCTAAGAATCCAACTAAGGATGAAATTGCAGCAGCCGTTATTGCTGCACTACCTCCTTCTCAGGGCGGTCCTGTTCAATACGAGGGAACGGTACAACTTTCTCCCAAGACTTCTTAGAGGTAACACTGCCTAAACGATTATAAAGACTAAGAAGATACGAAGCGATCCCAGAAGGTAAAGAGTAAGGGGTCCCATTTCCAGAAAAGGAAACCGAGATGCGTCCTGCACTTGCAGCACTAGCTGAGCAACAAAAGATAATTGACCGCCTCATCGAATCAGATAAGCGTAAGCAGGCTGCTATCAGTCAGCTATCGCGAGGTCTTGAGGCTGTTGCTCGTCTAACTAGAACAGAACATCAGGTTCGCACTGCGATCTTCAAGCGTGCTGATGAGCAAAACCCAGCACAGCCTATTCCAGATCCAGCGGGAGAGGCACCAACTCAGTCAACTTCAGAGGCAGAGGCTCCTGAGGCTAAGGCTGACGTTCGCGCTCCGGGTCTAGTTCCAGGAACCAACAATGACACGGCAGCCGATGCAGTATCTACTGCCTACACTCCTGGTCAGGATATTCCAGATACGGCCCTTCATCAGCTTGTAGATGTTACTCGTCCTATCGATGGTACACAGGGTCCTCGTCCTCTAGAAGAGACAAAGACTCTCGTTGATGTTCGAGTCGGAGATCCGATGAAGGCGCAGGTTGCCTTCCCAGTTAATGGTCCGTTCGCTAATGCGCAACGCACCTCATCCGTGGTAGACGGTAACGATCGAGCAATCGCATCTCTACGCCTAGCTCGTCTTCGTATTGAAGCGGGTATGAGCGATAACGATGATGAAGTAATCGAGATGACAGCTATCGCTAAGGATGCTTCGCTATCTGATGATTCAATTTCGCGAGAGATTGAAACTTTGACTCGTGTTGCAAAGGCAAGTAAGTCAACCACAGATGCTCCTCGCAACCTTGTTCCTAGATCTGCTGCGGTTCGAACAGTTCCACAGTTCGCATCGAAGACAGCTCGTAATTCATCTCTTGATGGAGAGGAAGATGCCGAAATGCTTTTCCTTGGGGAACTTTAAAACTAATTCGATGATCACACTGTCTTTATAAGAGACGAAGCCTTAAAGATACGAAGAAGCACTCTTCAGCCTGAAAGCTAAGAGTCTTGACCACAAGAAAGAGGATTCATAATGATCAAGGTGCCTCTAGCACTCGCGTACATCAAGCGCACATTGCGCCCACTGTATGCCAACACTCAGGCAACACCAAAGAGCGTTTTCTTAGACCCAGCTTGGGATCACTCAGTTGATATCTATCCAGGAATGGCGACTGTCAAGCAGACAGGTCAGCAAGTAACTCTTGTTGGCGCTACAGGTGACAAGGTTTATGGCCTTGCCAACTTCTATGAAGCTCCAGTTCTTAAGATCAACGAGATTTCAGATCAGGGAATCAACGCAACTTCTGTTTGGGTTCTTGGACCCGATTCGGAATTCAATGTTGATGCTCCAGCATTTGATGCATCTCAGACATGGACGGACGGTGTTCTAGTTACAGCTATCGCTACAGGAGCAAAGAGAGGACAGCTTGCTCCTGTCGGTGGAACAGGAACATTGCTGACTCAGGCATTCGCTCGCGTTCTGTCTGTCAACTCACCTACATCAATCACCATCGGTGGCCTACAGGGAACTGTCTAATCCCTAGGGCTTAGACAACCAGAAACGGAAAAGGAATATATCATGACGACCACCATGGTCCCACAGGCTGGCTTCGGCAAGCAAGCAAAGTCTTCTGATGATTATGTATCAGACATCATCGCTCGTCGTGAGGGTAAGAAGGTTGCACACAGCGATAAGTTGCGCGTAATCTCTCGTATCCTTCAGGATGATGTCAGCGGTTTCAAGCGTCTCGGTGTAGGTATGATCGGACCGATTCAGCTTAAGCTTCGTTATCAAGGTATTACTCGTAACGTACTAGTGGAAGACCCGGTAACTCCAGGTACTCCTGTACAGTATGACGTATGGGATGATCTTGGTCAGGCTTATCTCATGTCGGGTCACGATGGCGAAGTTCGCATTAACATCTTCGAAGGTAAGCGCGTAGACGTTCAGTTCTTCCGTATCGCTTCCCATGCACAGATCCGCAAGGAAGATCTGCTTTACTTGCGTATCAACGCAGTCGAGCAGGCTCAGGATGAAACAAAGCAGTCTATCCTAAAGCAGGAAGACGCTCGCCTGATGGTTACTCTTCAGGCTGCTTTGACAAACTACGCTACACGTCCTGATCACACCATCACACCTAATCACACCATCACTGAGACCTCGGGTTACTTTACTCCTCAGTCGATGTATACGGCAGTCGCCCAGACAGACATGCACGAACTTTCCAGTTCTCGTATGTTGGTTAACCCAATCGACTATCGCGACTTCTTCAGATGGGACATCAACACAACCGGTTGGGCGTTCAAGGATCGTGTTGTTGCCGGTGAAACAATCACCACCTTCGGTGAGTTCGCTTTCCAGCGTTCCATCCAGGTTCCACAGAAGACCATGTATCTTCTTCCAGAGCCTAACTTCCTCGGTGTGTTCCCTGTTCTCTACTCGCTTGACGTAGAAGAGAACCATCAGGTTGACCGTTTCCTTCGTGGATGGGTATTCGATGAGATGGTTTCTATGGCAGTGCTTAATCCGAGAGGTATCGCCGCTGTAGTCAAGTCGTGATAAGTTAACTACAGCTTATAACAGCTAAAGAGAATGCCCCCTTGCCACAGTTGTGGTGAGGGGGTAAACTCATTTTATGACTAAAACACCACTACCTCGTTTAACCAAGACATGCCAGCATTGCTCAAAGTCTTTTGAGACGGCAT